TTGATTACCACCACGATAGTTTGTAATTAAATTTTTGCCCGCAGAATATTTGTCATCAACATCATCTTCCAATATATCTTTTAAAACTATTCCTCTATCTTCTGGTTGTTCTATGTTAGGTATATTAGTCCAATAGTATCTCTGTCTTGATTGAGCTGATACCAGAGAACTATTAATAAAGATAGGTTCAACACCAAGCATATCGGTTATCACTTGCAAGTATTCTTTTTTCATACGCACATTTTCAAGTAAAAAGTATTTAGGTTTAACACCTTTCAACATACGCACAAATTCAAAAAATAATTTTGATCTTGGGTCATCGAAAGCTAAGTGCTTACCTGCAAAACTAAATCCTTGGCAGGGACTTCCCCCTATAACTAGATCAATGTCCTGGAAATCTTGTGGTTTTAATTGACATATATCACCAACCTGTATTGTATTGGGATAATTCTTTTGTGTAATTTGAATTGCGTATTTATCTATTTCAGATGAATAATACTTATCAACTTTTATACCAAGTTGATCTAATGCAATTTGTCCACAACTCATACCATCAAATAAACTTAGCACTTGCATTAAAAGTCGTCCTCTTCTTGTTCATACTCGTAAAGTCTTCCTGTTTCTCCATTGTATTTGAGATAACAAGCAACACCGACATCACCAGTATATCTAGATTTTAACACACGCAGACGAGTTGTGTTGGCTTCTTGAGCATCATCTGCCTGTTGATTTCTCTCCAAAGCAATCACACAATCAGAAAGCTGAGCAATACTTTGTGAGCCTCTTAAGTGTGACAGGCTAACTTCAATACCATTCTCATGCCCTTTATCAGATGAGGTTCTTCTCAAGTGTGATACTAAGATAACTCCTGCTCCTGTTTCTTCTACGATACTTCTAAGCCTAGTCATAATATTATCTATGGCTCTTCTTTCATCGCCTTCAGTCACAGCAGTAACTAACATGTGTAAGTGATCAATGACTACCCATTTACAATCGCAACTGATAATCATAAATCTAAGCTTACTAAAGATTTCTTCTATGTCATTGGTACCGAAGTGAGCATGAATCCAAACTCTGTTTTTGTTTTCGCCATCGTAAAGAATCTCAAAGAACTTATCTATTTGTTCTTCAGTAAACTGTTCTCGCACCTGGTCAATGTAAAGTCTAGCATTAGCTTCAATAGAAAGAATACCATCAATGGTTCTTCTCCAATCTTCTTCAAGGGCTATCACTCCTATGTTGTCATTGGTACTCTTAATAAGATGGTGTTCAAGTTCTCTAGTTACAGATGACTTACCAAGTCCTGTACCACCGGTAAGAGTAACTAGCTCTCCTTGTCGTAGTCCATAAAGCTTTTCATTTAAACCTTCATAAGGATAAGGCACAGACTTTTTCTTTTCTCTCTTCTTATATTCAACAGCCTTCTCAGATACATTGATAACTCCTGTAGGAGTATAGGTCTTTGCATCCCAATAAGCTTTAGTAAACTGTCTGATTTCATTCTGTCTGAGCATATCATTAGCATCTTTGAAGCCCTCTGGTATGCACATGATTTTAGCTTTACCTGGTTTAAACAGTTGAGCTACTTTAGCTGAAGCTTCCTTACCATGCTTATCATTATCAAAACAGATAATAACTTCTTCGAACTTGTCTAGAAACTCTAAGCTATTTTTGACATCATTGACTGCTCCTTGTGTACCTGTCCGGATAGATACCACTTCCCACTTCATACTTAATAGCTGATAGGCAGCCATAGCATCACACTCGCCTTCAGTGATTAGTATTCTTTTACCAGATTTAAACAGATTTTCACCGAACAAACCAGCACCATGAAAACTACCAGTGCTAAAGAAATTCTTGTCTTTAACATATCTAGTCTTCGTAGCAACTAATTCGTGTTGGTTATAATAAGGATAATGATGTTGTTTGATCTTACCATTATCATCGAGAGTCACTTTAACGCCATACTTCTGAGCTACTTCTTTTGATATGCCTCTATCAGTTAAGGCATAATAATCGGTATCTCCTTCTGGGACAAATGTATCTTCAGTATCTATGGCTGAGGTTGGTTCAGCATAGTTCTTGAAAAACTTTCCACAACTAAAGCACTTAGCAGACCCATCATCATTGACACTAACAGCATCACTAGAATCACAGGCATGACATGGCTCATGGAGTTTAACAAAACCCATTCTTTGCTCCTTTTAAAATGTAAGCTTACTTAGCTTCTTTGGTTTCTTTGGTTTCTTCTTCTGCTACAGTTTCTTCTTGTGGCTCTACTTCTGCATTAGCTTGAACAAGTTCATTTTTAATACCATTCTCAAGATTTGCTCTGTAGAAATTTAAAGCTTCTATATTAACTGCAACAATATTTTGCTTTTGAATTGCAACATCAATAGCAGTTCTTGTATCTTGATTGTCTACTTTGTCAGTGTCATACCACACCCATTCGTTAGGAACAACTTGTCCTTTATCGTCTAGTTTTTGAAATCTAATTTGCATAATATTCCTCCATTAAAAATCTAGATTCTCTTCATTACTCTCAGTTGGGTCATCCTTTTTATCTGGGTCATACTCAACTAAGTCTAATATTTTTACACGACTGATCATATAGTTTGTGAAGACTCCATAATCATTCTTAATTGTATAGATGTAAAATTCAATCTTAGCTCTGGTGCCATTACCGATTATTACATCTCTACCATTGTCCTGGAATTTGAAAGGTTGTCCATCTTCGGTTAATACCGGTGGTCTGTTATTCTCACCTCCAGATTTACTCTTTGTGTATTGTTTAAAGTAAATACACTCTGGAATCCCTGCGTCCTCCCATTCCTTGACTTTTACCTTTTGTCTTTTAGCTTCAGTTATTTCTTTTTTATCTGTTGGACAAAGATAAGTTTCATAAATACCTTCCTTTTTAAACCTAGTATTAGGTCTATTAAGAGAAGGATAATATAGATGTCCTTCTATAGAATACTTATTAAACTTACCAGCTTCATTCTTACTTGCTCTCAGCGACATAATTAACCTCCTTTCCCTGTGATATAGCAATTAAATTAGCATAGTGTTCAAAAGGTTCATTAAGAAAAATAATGTTGAACCCTCTGCCACATTTCTCTGCTTCGTAAATTATTTTATTTCTGTAGAAATCTTTATAGTTACGAGCTACATAATCGTCCCATTTACTAAACTGTTTTTGGCTTAGATAAACAGGTTCAAATTCGTCCCAATAATTCATAGTTAAATATTATACTCCATTATCAAGTTCATTAATAGTCTTTTCTGTAATTATTATGTCTAAATTATCTTTAATTCTATGACCAATATAATCATCAACCAATAACTCACATAGCTTATTCAGCTCAACACTATTCAATCTTTTAACTTGCTCAGCTAAACTATTAATTTCTGTACTCATCTCTTTGTATGTATAGGCTTAGGCGATAACCTAAGAAGTCTATTAACAATGAATCGAGATTAGCTCCCCAATGATCAAAAGCAAACTCTTCAAACTTATCTTTTAAATGCTCTTGATTGTCTAAATCTTTTGGAAAAGAACTATTGATGTATTCACCAATCTCGTGTTTAATGCTATCGTTTATCATATCTGGGTCATACATTATTCTACTACCACCTTAAACTTTTGTTGACAGTTAATAAGATTATCACTTGGATAATCAAAAGTTGCAACCCATTTACCTACGACACTAGGCATTCTTCTGTTGTAAGTTCCTTCTAAAACTAGATCAGAAACTTCACCATCTTCAATATTCCAATAAGCATAGAAGTCTTGTGTTTGTTTGAAAGAAATTCTACTAATTAACCTATCGAAGTATGTTCTCTCGCCTCCTGTAAGGCTTTTAGGACAATAATTATCTACTACCCTATCCTCTACCATTACTACAGGATTATCATTCGTTACAGGCTCTTCTACGACTTCATCATTTTTACCAAATAAATCGTTGGCTAAGCTAGTCAATGATGTTTCTTCGACAACTTCAGCTACTTCTTCTGGTCGGTAAACCTCAGCTTCAGCTTGTTCATAGGATTCTTGTAGTAAATCCTGGAGCATCTGTATTTCGTTAGACAGTTCGCTCATTCTAGCTTCAAGCATTTCAGTATCTACTTTGTTGCCTAAGATTAATCTAACAGACCCTAAAGAGCTTTCAACTCTTGCAATATCCCTAGCTACTTGATCTATGTATTTATTAAATTCAGACAAAGAATATCTAGTATCAGCTATCTTTTTCTCAAGAAGGTTAGTATTTCTTAAGACTTCATAATTCAACTCTTCATAAGTCTTCTTAGTATTTTCAGTTTGTACTACTGTAAATACAGCTACACCTAAAAGAGCTAACGCATATAAGATTTTATATTTCATAACATCTCCTTAATTTTTGGCTCAACGATAAGATATTTTAAGGTTATCTCATTACCCAAGCCGACACCCATCAGCTCTATATTTCGAATCATAATTTGAGGATTCTCCTATTCAATTGTGTCGAGCCAAAACCTTTATCGTGACATTCGTCACATATCCAAAATAATTGGACTAACTTTAGTTTCTTTGTTTGTTTCTTACATTCTTTGTTCTCACAAGCAGTAGGCTTTTGTGTTCCAGATAAAATTGCTCCTAGATTTGTATAAAGAGCCTCACTTGCCCTATCACTTTCATCTATGTATTCGTTACAGAGCCTTACAAGCTCTTGAACATCATCATTTATACTACTCATCATCTTTTCCTCTGATCTTATCTAGATTAATTAAAAACAATATAGAAGTCAACATAGCAAGAAGTACTACTGAAGACATAACAAAGAGTGTAATAATTAATTCAATCGTTATCTGTGTTTCTGTTATCATGTGTTTTACATAAAGTTTCTGTACATACCGGATTGTAGTTATGGAAAATAATATCTCCTAAGTTTGTAATATAACCAAAGTTCATAAGTGGACTACCACATTCCTTACACTCCTGGTCTAACACTAGCATTGTTGCTTTGTATGTTCCATAAGCCATTAGTTTAATACCTTCAGTACCCAATTCTCAGCTATCCTTTCAGCATAAGTTTCTGAATGATCGTGAGCATAAACTGTTCTAATATAATCGCCTCTATCAAAAAGGTCTACTTCAAAACCATTCTTGCCTTTGGTAACTCTAGCAAATCGTTTTTCATTAGTGCCAAATTCGTGTCTGACATCTTTAGTTGTAGTCGTCATAGTAATCTCCACATATTATTACACACCCATATTTAAGGTATTTATAAATTAATATACAACAGACTCCAATAGTAAGTAAAGCAAAATACATTTGTTCTAAATCTTTAATTTTTAGTTTCATACTACTTCCTTTAACTCCTCTAGTTTAATTTTAATTTCTTCAACTTTTCTTTTAAAATTATTCTGATAACCTACATTAACATAATCTATTAACCTATTTAAATTTTGAATTAGGTTAAAAGCATTTTGTTCAGTTAAAATTAATTTAACACTCAAAGATTTATTAATCTTAACATCTTCACATATAACACTTCCCGCCCAAGGTTTATTGAAATCTATAAAAACATTTTCTAAAACCAAAACAGCAAAAGATTTCTTAGTAAATTCTATTTGAATAGTATCTTTCATTTCTTCTCCTCCTTAAAAACCCAAAGACTTACATCAGTTTCAAAGTTTAAATCATAAATTTTCTTACCTATCTCAATCGTTGGATAATCAATAGCACTAACCTCAGTACCAAGTTCTGTACTGATATATCTAAGAATTGCTTCTGTTACTTCTTCGCCATCTAATTTAATTTGCATTAGTTATCTCCTCAATAAAAGTATCATTAATTTTTAACTTATTTACATTTGGTATTAGTGGATCGTCTGTATAAAGAAAATTACTATTTTGAAATTTTGCACCTCTTATAACTTTTGTGTGCCTGTATTTTCCTTTATAAAACACTCTTTCTACACCAATATAATTAAATATTTTTTTCTCTGCTCTCATCTCTCCTCCTTTAATTCCCAACAAGTACCACATAACATTTTGTCATAAGGCACTTCATCTATAGTTTTATAACCTTTATACCCATAATTGTTATAGTCGGTTATATAGTCGGCTTTATAGCCACATTCGTTACAAGAGCCTTTATTCATTAGTCACCTCTCTATAACTTAAACAGTCATTATCTATTAACTCATTAAGATAATTGATAACATCTGCTTCTGTTGGTTTTTCGTCAAATTCTAAATCAATAATTACTCTAGTCATCAGACACCTCCTCAAAAAGTTTATCAAGTTGATTGCGTATATCTGTTCTTGTCGTACCTAAAGGATAATTTGTTTTGTGATAAACACCCTTAATAGTATAGGTCGCCTTAAAAACACCTGTTTCAGTATCTACTGAAATAGTATATTTATTGTTATCGTCAATATGCCTACAAGTTAATGTTGCCATTATTCCACACCTCCTTTTCTTGAATTGTTTAGATAATCTTCCTGGCTGATTCGTCCTAGTCGCATTAGCTCCTTATCAAAGCAGACTGCTTTTTTAAGATCACTAAAGGTTGTAAAGCCCAACTCTTTTTGAGTTGTAACCTGTTGATTTTCGATACTATTAAGCCTACTAATAAGCTCTTTATGTCTCTTATTAGCTAACTTATTAGCTTTATTCTTATTAGCTTCTTTATTCATAGCTACTCCTTTTAAGTTTATGAAGCTCTAGTTGCTTCTAGCTCTATAGTTACTCAACAGGTACCACCCTGTCAATACCTGGAAGAAAAAAAGTAGTAGTTTTTTTAGATGGCTATGAAGCCCTATAAAGAAAAAGCCCTCCGAAGAGGGCTATACTCATACAAAAATAAGGTTGATAGTTTTTTGGTTACGAAGCAACTATCTAGCTCCTCCAACAGCACCTTTAACCATTCGGTTTTATAGTCCTGTTAAGACTTTGTAGTGTTATAGGTGACGGGTTCTAGCACTTATCCTATATTCTTCTTACGACCTACTTCGTCACCCTGTAAACAGTTCAGACTTCTGGATTTTATAGTAAGCTCGTCTTACACTACAAGACCTACTTTAACACTAGCAATATCTAAGTGTCAATAGTTTTTTTAAACTTTTTTAAAAAGGCTCAGCACTTAACTCCATCATGCCGAGCCTACAACATCTTACATTCTTAATACACTCATTAAAATGTAGTCACATTCTAGCAATTAATTAGTTATATTTCAAGTTTATGGCTTGACATTATCGTTATCTATATTAATATTGTTGCTGTAAGTTATTCAAACTTGCAATCTATGAATATTTATTTTCATTAATATTTATTTTTCATAGCTCCTTTGTAAGCCTCTAATTTATTAAATTATTTTAGAGGCTTTTTTTATTTATAAAAATTATTTGCTTTTTTATTTTTTTTATATTAGGCTTTACTTATTCATTAATTAAATAAGGAGTTATAAAAGATGAATTTAAAAGAAACTAAAGCCCTCATAAAAGATGGCTACAATCGTTTATATGTTTTAACTAACCTAAGTTGGAAAGACTATAGGGAAGAGATGCTAAAGTATGAAAAGAAACTAGTCAAAGATTGGCGAGATTCAACAAGAGATACTTGGAAAGTAAATGTTGATTGGCATTTAACAACAACAGAAGAAGCAAAGTTTTTCTGTATTCAACATATATTAAATGCTTTAAAAGCCAAAGAGCCAATAGCAATTAATAGTATTCTACATTGTAAAAAATCTTTTTGTATGGCTCATGTTTTGGTGTCTACTTATAGAGAAAAGATAGAGGAAGCCTTTAAAGGTTTTGATCTTAATTCTTTTGATCTATTAGACCATACAGAATTTCATAGTGAGGTGGCTTAATGGAAACATATATTTTTGATAAAAACACAATTGTATTTTTTGATCGAACTGAATTTAATTTAAAAGG